TTCTTCTTTTTACCCATTGTAGAATGTTTACGCAGATCGCTAGTTAAAATATAGTCATGTACAAATCCGTACTTTGCCATTGTCTTTATCCAGTATTCTTCGGTATTACAATTTACATGATGATAGCCCGTAGCACCTACTGGGGCATATGTCATTATTAAAAATTTACATTGCTGCATTGCTTCAGCATAATTAGGAATATAATCTTCGTATACATGTTCAACAAATTCACAACTCCAAGCTAGATCAAACGTTCTATCTAATAGTGCAGGACCGTTAGTAAAATCATGTATCATAAATTTAGATGTATCATATCGTTCTAATGTATGATCGCCGTCGATTCCATATGCATCGACACCTTTACTATTTGCAAGTTCCACCATACCTCCCGGGCCACAACCGACATCAAGTAATGATTGTATTTTTAAATTAGATACTGCCCATTGTAAGGCACCTTCGTCTAAATGTGTTAAATTGTTGTGGCCGCCGAGATGTTTTTCTAAATTCATTCTAAATATTTTCTATATACACCTAAGTACTTATTAGTAGTTTTTTGTTCTCCTTTAAGTGTTAAAAATGCACTATGTTGTCTAATTTTTCCAATACTCATCCAAGTTTTACTAAGAGTGCAAAAATCATAGTTTTGCGCAAGTGCATTTAACACTGTTTGATCTCTTCCCCATAGCCAAGTGTCTACAGAGTTAGATTGCAATTCTGCTGCATATTCTTGTCGAAATCCATTATCTAAAAATGCAATAAATCCAGCTAGCCATCTGTTATCTTTATGATGTTTTAAAACATATTGATTTTTAAATAACAACTCTAATTCAGATTTAGATATTGCACGAGTACAAATGCTATCTGCGTCAAGCGTTATTACATTTTCATTTTTTGAAAATTTATTTGCTACGGCTAAAAATCTAACACTCTGCAAGTATGATATTTTACTCTCAACACTAGAAAAAGTTTTATCTTCGGTTGTGATACTTACTGAAGATAAAACGTTATGTTTAGTAGGATTTACAATATGGCAATGCAATACTATATGCGGATTGTGGCGTTGAATACTTTTTAACAGTGTAACTGCCCAATCATCGTAATATGATTGGTCACATCCTATAAGAATATTATACTGATGCATCTTCCATTCCTGCACACCGCAGTTTAATTACATTATTGATAGAGAAACCCTTTGAGTCAAGACCTTTAAGTAAGCCTAACCATTTGTTGCGCAACAGTGCAAACTCATTAATAATCTTTTCGTAGTCAACTACATCTGCTTCGCCGTCGACATATTTTTCTACATCACGACTACTCAGAGCACGTTGATAGTTTTCGAGATATTTCTTAAAATATGAGCTACGCAACCTACGTAGCTCAATATTTAAGTAGTGTAGGATTGCTTCAATCTCTTGAAGCTGATTAAAACGTTGTTCAACGATACCGGGCATTTCTGCCGCGGCACGTTCAACATTGCCTTTGAGCTTTACATCAAGTCGACCTTGTATCAGCTCATCTTCAAAGAACTGTACAGCACTCGGTATCTTAGATATGTCTCGCGATACTTCGCTATACCATCCCATTACTCATCCCACTCTTCTTCGTCGTCATCGACATTGTCCAAGTCTAGATAGTAGCTGATAGCGTCATCTAAAGGAGCATCAGTGCCGATGACTTCTTTGAAAGTCTCATCACTGACACCATAGTCTGCTAATAGATCAACAAACTTTTCAGCTACTAGTTCCATTTGCTTCTTGTCTACATACTCTTTAAACATCGTCCAGATGTCACTGATGTGTTCTTCATTCATTTGCAGTTGCTTCCTCAATTTGATCGTCGGTTGCTTCTTCTAAGTTAACTTTATCGGTATTTACCACAGGCTTCATCTTCTCGTTATATTCCATCATGATCTGATCAAGTTTGCCGCCAATCATCCATGCCTTGCGACTGCTCAAAATTTCATCGCCTGCTAGATTAGTATACCTGAGTCGATTACCTTGCTTAACTAACAAGTTCTTCTTCTCAAACAATTCAACTAGCCCGCTATAAGGATTCATACCAGTTTCATAAGGAATCTTCACTTGCACACCTTCAAACGGTTTTGCATAACGAGTCTTCATTACTTTACAACCAGCACGTATACCCATAACTTCTGAGATCTTATTACCGTCTTCGTCTTCTTTTAACTTCATCTTTTTCATTGCAACAACAATACTTGATGCATAGATAAAGCCTGCGCCACCACTAATTTTATCATCTGGGTCAAACATATCTTGCGATGCGTATGTGTGGTTAGTACATACTAGTCCAACGTTCAATGAGCCAATCATGTTAACTGTGTTACGAACAAGTGAAGTCAATGCCTTAGGCTTACGACCCATATCACCTTTCATATCACCTTTGTTAAACTGATCAACGTCAGTAGGTGTTAGCAACATACCCAACGAATCAACTACAAACAATACTTTAGGACGATCTGCTTCATCCATTGCACGATAGTCATTAACAAATGTTGAGATAGTTTTTGCTACATCATCAATCATTGACATGTTTAGCTTGAGCAACTTCTCTGGGCTTGTGTCTACTTGCAATGCCTGCAACCAGCTCTCGTCAAGTGCATTCTCTGTGTCAATTAGTACTACAAAGATGTCTTGATCCTGTGCGTGTTTTACAATGTTGCCAGCGCAGAAATAACTCTTACCTGCTCCTGATTCACCTGCAAACACAGTAACCTTACCTAGTGGAACACCTTTGTGAAAGTCTCCTGAGATAAGATAGTTTAGTGCATATGATCCTGTACTGATCCAATCAGTAGGATCGTTAAATCCAGTACTCATGCCTGAGATACTTTTAGTCAAGTCCTTGCGGAACTTACTAACGTCAAATGACTTAGCCATTAAATTCTCCTATTAAAGCTGTAATAAGTAGGGGAAGTTACTCCCCTACTTTGCAGGTAGTTACGCCTGACGTGAGCGGATCATTGCTAGAATGTCGCTTGCGCCGCCGCCGGCCGCTGGTGCCGCCTCTGCCGCTGGTGCCGCAATAGCTGCTTCAGCTACTTTAACATCTGCTTCAAAAGGTGCTGCTTCTACTGCTGGAGCACTTTGGCTAGTTGCAGTTGCGCCTGCACTTGCTGCTTTTTGTGGGTCGCCTGTACGTGCTTGCATGCCACTTGGACGGAAGTACTGACTCCAACGATCTGCATCGTATGCTTCACCGTCTACTGACGCTTCAAACATCTCTTGCATTACTTTTACAGCAGTTGCGTCTGGCTTCTTAGGAAGGAAGTCTGACAAGTTAAACAAACCGTGTGTGTTAATTGCAGCCATTTCTTCATCGTTCAATGGACGATCTCTACGTGCCCAATTACTTGTGCCGTAGTCTGCATAACCACCTTTACTAGTTTTGTTTAAACGGAAGTCTACACCAGCAGTATAATCTGTTGGTAATTCTTCCATGTCTGGATCCATTAATGCTGCCTTAATGATCTGGAAGATCTGTGGGCCAATAATGAATCTACGGATTGGATTCTCCGGTGCTTGGTCGTCTGCGATAGGATTATCGTTTACGAACCCTTGGAATACGTATGAACGCTTTTTCCAATACTTACGGCCCATGTCTTCAAGACTTGCGTCTTTAAACCAACCGCGTACTTCTGCAAGGATACCACAGTTTTCGCCGTACATTTCCATACAAGGAACTTGTACTTGTACTGGACGAGATGCTGTGTCTCCTTTAACACCTGCGAACGGAAGTTTGATCATCAAACGTTCTGCCCAGAAGAAAGTGTTATCTGTGTTGCCATCTGGAAGGAAACGCATCGTTGCGTTTTCGCCTTCTTTAATATTCCAAAATGGGTAAATTGGGTTTGGACCTTGATTCTGTCCGCCGCCTGATGAGCGTTGTTCTTGCTCTTTAAGTTTAGCTCTGATTTCTGCTAATGATGCCATAATTATATGCCTCTTTCGTTGTTATTGCCTAAATGTTGTAGCATTATTGCTACAAGTGCCTTTTAATGTTACAGCACAGTTATTATTATATAACAGATACTGAACAATGTCAAGTCTTTTTTTAAAGAAAAAGAAATAAAACTTATAAGTGGGTTAGCGTAGTCCTGCTAACTCACGAATTCTGTCATGCTCGCCTGTGTCTGGTGCTTCCATTTGCTGTGGTTGTGTTTGCATTTGAATCTCTTCAAACTTTGCAGTTACTTGTTCAATAAACTGTTTAGCAGGATTGATGTACTCTTCACCGTAGTCTTTTTCAACCATAGTTAGTACTGCTGTTTCGCCTTTTGGAAATGCTCCATTCTCACGATCAAAGTAACTAAGGATGAACTCGCCTAATGGTGTCTTTTGTTCTTTTTCTTCATGACCGTCATCTTTGCTCATTGAACCGTCTTTATCAATCTTAACGTCCATAGTGTCGTCATCGCCTTCATTCATGTCATCCCACATTGCAGATGCTTCTTCTTCGCCGTAGTCGCTATACTTGTTCATGAACTCTTCTTTGTCCATATCTTGAGCATCGTCAGTCATTTCGCGTTTAAACTGTCCTTCTCCAAACTGGCCCATCATTTCTTCAAAGCCCTGCTCTAGCTGTGCATCCTCTGGTACGCATTTGTTTACACGCTTGCCTTTGTTCTTTCCAGTACCTTTTTGTGTACCAGCTTTTTTGTAACCATCCCAGCACTTGTCTGGTCCTGCTACTTCTTCTAACTCTTCTGGTCCTAATGATTTCGCTTTGCTTGCTTCACTTACTAGGTTATAAATGTATGGAAATACATCTGCTAGTTCTTCGTTGAACTGCTTAATAGTAAGTTGGTCAATCCAATTCTCTGCAACGTCTGTAGGTACATCTTCCATCATTGGCTTAGCATATGCTGCAAATGTTTCTGCATAAAACTTTGGCTTTTGTAAGCTCTCGATTGTTTTCTTAACTGTACTAATACGTTCTTTAACTGCGTCAACATATCCTGATAGGCTTTCTGCCATTACAGCACTACGACCCATATAGTTGTTGAACTTGCGTAATTTGCTCATTTCTTCTGATAAGCCTACAATGTGTCCGCCGAACTCATCATGCGGTTTGCCGCCTTCTGCTACGTGACGTGCCATTGCTCTTGCGCCACTTAGGTGTTTGAACGGATATATAAAACGTTCGCCTTCTGCGCTTTCAATATAAATTTTGCCAATGCTGCGTGTACGCCCTGCTGCACTTTCTTGATTAACACCTTCTGTGTGCTTAATTACAATACGTGCTTCGCCTATCTTTTGGTAGCTAATACGACTAGTACCATATAGTTTTGATTCGTTCATGTTCTCGTCCTCAGGGGGTTTCGCCAAGAATTTATAATCTCTTTTATTTAAATTTGACTTTGTAATGTCTCTTACACTATAATCTAACATACGCTTTTTACTAAAAATGCGTAGTTCTTTTAGAAAATCATACCACGCTTCTCGTGTCATTTCGTCTTGATCTTCCATAAAGTCTTTACTGTATATAACAGTTAAGCCGTCATCTTCGTCGATGGCAACACTTACTTTGCCAAGTCCGTTATAATCAAAATCAAAGAAACGTGCCATAGTTGGCTCATTTGTAACTGTTCCTTGTTCGTCACCGATAGTAACTTCTGGAAATCTTCCTCTAATCTTGTTAAAAAGGTCTTCACCTATTGTATCAAATTCTTGCATAATGTATTTATCTACCTAGTTAAAAGTTACTGCTTATAAAGATGGGCATAGGTGCTTCGTAATCTTCTATGTCTTCAGCTTGTGTAAAGGTACTATATATTCTTGGATCCCAATCTTTAAGTACTGCCATCATTCTAAGCGCAAGTAATGTTGCGCTTACTAGGTCATCGCTGCCGCCAGACTTTGCTTGGTAACTACTGCCTGTTGCAACAAACGCTTTGAGCTCACTAATAAGAGTCTTGCTTCTAATCTTCATCTTATCGTTTTCTATCATAGTTTTAAGTCTACTACACGCTGTAATCTTAGTACCGTGTGTAGTGTTAAATCCTTTGCGGAACTTTCTTACGTGTCCCTTACGCATTGGCTCACTTACAAATAATCCTGGTATATTTTCTTCACCGAAGTCGTTAATAACAAGTAAACATGCTTCGCCAATGCCATTGTTTTCAACACTCCAATATATGCCGTTGGCATTGTTAGTTTCTTGTTGTAAGTATTTGCATATGTCAGCAAGTACTCGTATTTGTCCTGGTATAGCAGTTGTGTTATGTTGCCACTCTGCTACTTGTTCGTAACTAGGCAGTTCAAACACTTGTATAGCTGCGTTATCGCCTCCTGTTCCCATACTAGGGTCAAGTGCTACTGCATATGTATATTGCGCTGTAGGCTTCTTATACCAGCGTGTTTGGCCCATGTTAAGCATAGGAGCTACACCTTCCATAACAGCAAGTTTAATACTATTAATTAGTGTTTCGTCAAATACAAGGAATTCACAATTAGAACTTAATACATTATTCGTATAATATTTATGGCCATTAGCAACATCTATTAAATCGTAAACAGGTTCACTGTATCCTAACTCGATTTTATTAAGTATTTTTATATTACCTTCTGTCGTATATACAGTGTCGCCTATTATAAGCGACTCTGCTGTTTTATAGTTGTCTATATCAACATAAAATTTGTGAGTATACGTACATTCTACATATGCTCCGAGCTCAAATTCTAATCTAAGCAAGGGTTTAATCCCCATCATACTTACTCCTGCAAAATCTTCAAACCCTGTAGGTGTTAGTACTTTATATTTTTTTGTGTTTTCTTTAAAAACTTTCATTAGTTAAAGCCTTATACGAATATTTATTTTCAAAAATCCAAACTTCGTAATTGTATCCTTTGTCAATTACTGCTTGCCGTTTTTTAAGATTATTTAACAATCTAGAAATATACTTTTCTGCGCCATTGCCGTCCCACCACCACTGGCTTTTAACTTCAATTATTCTGTTTTCTTTAGGTATGTATATATCTGGATAATATTTATGTTTATGCTTGTTAACATTAACGTATTCAAATACTTCAATTGAGTAGTTCGAATAATCATCGTGTACTACAACTTCAGATTCTTGATAATTTAAATCTCTAAACAATATGTCTAATGCATACGGTTCATGTCCTCTTACGCCAACGGATTTTCCACTCGGCAATATATAATCTTTAACGGAAGCATTTCCTTTATTAATCTTACTAGGGTTAGACTTCAATAATAACACATTCTCAACACCGTATCTTTCCAAGTTAGTTTTTCTTC